TATCAAATGTATTCTTTCCCATTTTACAATACCTTATGTGAGAGTTACGATATAAATATTTATATGACATATAAGGGTAAATATCGTGTAAAGAATCCGTCTAAATACAAAGGTGATTCATCTAATGTTATATATAGATCGAGTTGGGAATATCGTTTTATGAAGTATTGTGATGGACATTCAGGAGTAGTTGAGTGGAATAGTGAAGAAATAGTTATTCCATACTACTCGCCTGTGGATGGAAGAAAGCATAGATATTTTCCTGATTTTTGGTGTAAGATAAAGCAATCTAATGGAGAGATAAAAGAATTCTTAATTGAGGTAAAGCCACTTAAAGAGACTAGACCTCCTAAAAAGCGAAGTAGAACTACTCCACGATATCTACGAGAAGTGGAGACCTGGGGTGTAAATTCAGCTAAATGGCAAGCGGCTCAAGGAGTTTGTAAGAGAAAGGGATGGGAATTCAAATTATTAACAGAGAAAGAGTTGATGCGTAATGGCAAGTAAAATAGAAGTAGGGACTGAATTAAGAGCATCCAATGGAAATAAATATCGTTGGCTTGGTGCTCAGTGGGGTCAAATTAATCCGAGAACAGATAAGACTTGGAGAATGGCAACAAAATCTATTGGTAAACAATTAACAAAAAAAGCTATTTCATCTAGAACAACAAAACAAGCAACTAATTGGTTCACAAATGTATTAAAAGATAATGCATATGAAAAAGTAACTCAACCAGAGATAGGTCATATGTATGCATATGTGTATAGCGCAAAAGGAGATGGTACTGATGCATTACCTTACTGGGATAAGTTTCCATTGATAATGTTAGTTGGACCAGCAAAGGGTGGATGGTATGGAATTAATTTTCACTACTTACGTCCACAAATTAGACAAAGATTACTTGGTAAATTATTGAAATTTAGAAAAGATAGTGGACGATTAAGTGAGAAAACGATATTACAATTATCTTGGAATGTATTAAATAGTGCTTCAAAGTTTCCTGAAGTTCAATTTAGCTTTAAACATTATTTAGCTGGTCATGTTAAATCTAAATTGGTTGAAGTACCACCAGAAGAATGGTCACAAACAATATTGATGCCAACAGAGAAGTTTACTGGTTCTTCGAAGAATGATGTTTGGGCTGATGTTAAACGTAAAATGAGGAATATTTAAATGGGATTTTTAGATGAAGCATTAGCAAATACAGCAGGTATAATGAATGTTGCTGGTCCTGTTCTTGGTTGGGGTGTGTCGCAAGGTCATCCACGGGAGGGATGGAATCACGAACTCACAGAAGATGCAACAAGAAGTAGTGGCGGAACTATAGTATCTGCTGGTGCAGGCCCAGAACAATGGACTGGATATACATCAACCGGAGAGGGTGATAGTAGAGATCCAGCAAAAGATGTAATACCAGATGTAATACCACATTCACAAAAAGAATTAGATAAAGAGATGATGAAAATTGAGAGATTCAAATCTCATTTTTCATCATTCTCTAGTCCCGCAAGATATATTGTTGAATTTTATCCTTATATTAGTAGAAAGAAAGATTCTTCAGAGATTCTTAAAAAACTTTCTTTTGCGTGTAAACAAGTAGAGCAACCAGGAAAGAGTTATTCAACAGCAGATAGACGAATTTATGGTCATTTAAAGAGATTGCCATATGACATAATTATAACAGAAACTACAATGTCATTTATTAATGATCAAACATATGATGTTAGACAATTCTTTGTCGATTGGTTAGAATATATACAGAATCAAAAAACAAAAAATTACAAATACTATAATGATTATATTGGAACTTGTAAAGTTAGACCTATCGCAGATGGTAAGGAATTAAATTGGGGTGGTCATATAGTTCAAGAATTAGCGCCATATATAAACATTGAAGAGATTTATCCAACAGCGGTAGGACCTATTGCAATGGGATATGATATGACAGATCAAATACAAGAATTTTCTGTCACATTCACATATAAGAATTGGATATTTACAGATGCAACTAAAGAAGCAGCTGAAAAGAATAGAAAGATTGTATCATCTCTAGTAGATAATCGAAACGAAGATAGTTGTGATAATATTGATGATGATGATGAATATTATGCGTGTATGGATAAAAAAGAGAATTGGAGCACAGTTCACACTAAACCATTGAATCAGGGTGAATTTAGTAATGAAGATTTGGGACAGAGAGAGAAAGCATATATGGATGGAAGATTTGAGGGACAAGATACAAAATATGGTCGTGATGATTGGAGAAGATATATAGCTTAATATAATTTGAATTGAATAGGAGAAGATTATGGGTTTACCAAAACTTGAAACACCAGTATATGAACTGGAATTACCATCAACAGGAGAGAAGATAAGTTATCGCCCTTTTCTGGTGAAGGAAGAAAAAATATTAATGTTGGCGATGGAAGATGATGATGCTAATATGACAACAGCAATCAAAAATATCATCAAGAATTGTACATTTGGCAAGGTGGATGTTGAGCAAATTGCACCATTTGATGTTGATTGGATCTTTCTACAACTTAGAATTAAATCGAAAGGTGAAACATCAAACATCCAACTTAAATGTGTTAATGATGTTAATGGTAAAGAATGTGGTACAATAAATAAAATCGCATTAGATTTAACTAAAGTTAAAGTCAAAAAAAGTGATGATGTTAAGTCTTTAATAAAATTAAATGATGATATTGGTGTTGAATTGAAATATCCTAATTATGAAATTATTGAAAAGTTGGAAGGAACAGAGTCAGAGACTGATTACATATTTAAGTTAATCGCTAATTGTATAGCATCAATTTATGATGGTGATAAAGTTTTCTATCCTATAGATGATTTTAATCAGACACAAGCAGTTGAATTTTTGGAGCAATTAACAGAAACACAGTTTAAAGAGATAAGAGAGTTTTTTGATAATATACCAAAAGTCTCACATACATTTGAATTCCAATGTGAAAAATGTGGACATAAGGATGAGATCACTCTGGAGGGTCTTGACAATTTTTTAGACTGATCCTAAATTATGAATCTCTGGAGAGTATATTGAGAACAAATTTTTCACTTATGCATCATCATAAGTGGAGTCTTACAGAGATAGAAAACTTGATGCCTTGGGAAAAGGACATATACATTTTATTATTACAAGCACATTTGAAAGAAGAGAAAGAGCAAATGGAACAACATAAAAACTCATAGTGGAGTATTAAGATGGCAATATCAAAAGATGATCCAATGAATGATTTGATTAAGATTTTAAAGAAGCAATCAAATTCTATCGATGATTTTAATAGTAATATTAGCAAAAATATTACAATAATGCAAGGCAATTCGAAGAATAGTCTTACAGAAACTATGGGAATGTCAAAAAAGATAGATTCATTATCTAAAGCATTTAGTACGCTTAGAACAGATTATATCAATAACGAAGAAGAAAAGAAACCCGAAGTACAAAGACAGCTCGAAGAAGCAAGAGAAACTAATACTATATTGGGTAGAATTGAATCTTTAATAAGATTGCAGGTCCACTATCAACAATTAGGAATACGTGATGGTGCAAGGCGAGATCGAAAGATTAGAGAAGAAAAAAGAAGAGGTGTAACAGAAAGAAGAAAGCAATTAGGATCCGGAAAGTCAGGTGGAAGATCGGGTAGAAGAGGCTCGGGTGGAATTTCTGAAAACATTGGGGAAATTTTTGGTGGTGTTGCATTAGGCGAACTGGCTGCAGCGTGGTATCAAAAGAAAGGACCTGGTCTGGCGCAATTCTGGCATAAGAAAAAGGTTGCTGATCCAAATTTTAAGAAATTTAATAAAAAGGGTAATGTTGATTATAAAATTGACTATGGTGATACTAAAGAAGATAATGAAATTATTTTTTATACTGATAAAGATAAAGAGGGTAATGCAAGAAAAAGAAGAGTAGTTCTTGGTGATACAGCATCTCCTAGTCAGGTTAGTTTGACTGATGTTGAAAATACATTAGGAGCCTCTATAATAGATGCTACCAAAGATGAAAAAAGAAGAGTAGTTTTAGAAAATGCTAGAAAATCTCTTCGTAAAGATGTTGAACTTATTACTGGAGCATTTGGTGGCGCTGCAACACCAGATTATATGTTACAGAAAAAAATTGCTGATTCTAGAGGGGGTATATCTGGTAAATTTGGAAATATGACTGGATCGATTCTTGGAATGCTTCCATTTGGTACTGAGATTAGAAAAACTTTATCAGAAGTTTCGGAAGTTAGTGGTGTTGAAATGCAGTCTGAAATAGTAGGACAATATAATGAAGTAGGAACTGGTAATAAGACAGATGATTATGCTTCCTCAACAGAAGCAGATGCCAGATTTAACTTTAATGAAATTGCCGATAATACAAGAGATGCTGCAACATACATAGAACTTCTTTATGGATTATTAAAAAGAGGTAAAATTGGACTCGCTACACCTCAATCTACGGGATCACAATTTGTAGAATCTTATATGGGATCTAAAACATATGCTAAATTAACTAGTGAAGCAATTAAAGGAAAATGGTCTGGTGGTGGTATGAAAGGCGTATTTTCAGGAAAGAATACATTTACACCAAATGATGTTGAAAAATTGATGGAAAATCCTAAAATGGCAAAAACTTTATTGGGTGATGAAGTTGCTGAAATGTTCTTAGCTGGTAAATTGAAGTATAACCAAAGTACGGGATCTCTTACTGGGGCTGTACAAAAGTTTAGAGTTAAATCTGGCATCAATCCAAATACTATTGGTGGACCATCAACAAGCGAATTTAAATTTGATTCTGATGGTCATCTTTTAGTTCACGATGAAAAAACAT